TAGCAGATACGAATGCGTTCTACTCAGGAATGAACTTAGAGCAACAAAGAAACAAAGGTGGTAAAATAACGTTAGATGATTTTTTAACTCCTGATTTAAAATAATGAAGCGAGGAAATTATAAACCAAAAATAAAAAACGAAACTGCCTTGAAAGGATATTTGAACAAACAAACAAATGAAAGAAGTGAAAGACACAATACAGGTAGCCGTAGCAAACGGCTCGGCAATAGGATTTAGCATTACAGATTGCAACGAAATTTTAACGCTAGTATCTTTAGTGTTAGCAATTAGTTTTACAATTTATAAATATACTCAATTTGAAAAGAAGAAAATTAAATAGCTCAAATCCAAAATGGCTAAAAAAAGAAGAAAGAAAGGTAAAAAGAAAACTTATTAATGAAGTAAAAGGCGTAAAGATTTATGCCTTATTTTATTTATAACATATTTTTATTATTTAACATAATAATATTATGAAAAAACAACCATATCTAGTAAAATTAACATCTTTTAAAAAAGGTGTGTATATATTACAGAAACTAGATAATGCCTTAGAACGAACCAAAACGTGCTTAAAATGAATTTTAGCAAAACACTTTAATATGCCTTTTAATTACTTTGACATATCAGAATTTGCAGACAAATCTGTACCAAATTCAGGATTCAATATGAATAAACACTTCGTTGAATTGCTTGACCAAGCACGTCAAGAAGCAGACACCCCTTTTGTTATTACTTCAGGTTGGCGTTCAGAAGCGACAAATCGTAGAATAAATGGCGTTTTAAATTCTGCACATTTAAAAGGTCTAGCAGTTGATATTGCATATAAAGGAAGTAGGCAATTATATTTAATAGTAAACGCTTTAATGAAAGTAGGAATAAACAGGATAGGAATAAACGCTAAGTCTAAGTTTATACACGCTGACGTAGACCTTAGCAAAGACCAAAATGTTATATGGACTTATAACTAATTTATTAACTAAAAATTTTAACTATGAAAAATTGGCTTTTATTAACAATGTTCAAATCAAAGAAATTCTGGTACGCAATAGGTAGTATCGTAATTCCTTTGATAGTAAAGTATTTAGGTGTAGACGCAGAAACTGCACAGACAATTTTCTACGCAGGAGTATCACTTGTAATTGGTCAAGGTATTGCTGATAGTGGAAAAAAATAATAGATACAGACTTAAACCAAACGAAATACAAATTGTAAAGGATTTGCGAAAACCCACAACAAGACGGCTTGTAATAGGTGATATACATTTACCTTATACACACCCTGATTATTTGGATTTTTGCATTTCCATTTACAACAAGTATAACTGTAATGCAGTAAGCTGCACAGGTGACATAATAGATTCACATTTTGCGTCTTTTCACCACACGAGTACACAAACTGACGGAAAATATGAATTAGATATGGCTATTGAACAAATGAAAGAATGGAATATAGCATTTCCGAATGTTAGTGTAACACTTGGGAATCACGATTTAATTGTAGCTAGGAAAAGCGAAGAAGCAGGAATTGATAAGCGTTGGGTACGTAAACTAAACGAAGTTTTAAAATGTCCTGAATGGGAATTTGAAGAACAATTTGTATTTGATAATGTCTTATATACTCACGGTACAGGTTGTAGTGGTAAGGGTATTATGAAAAGAGTTCAGAACTGGGGTATGTCTATGGTACAGGGTCATATCCACACACAGGCATTTGTTGATTATACTGCGTCACTAAAAGATTTGAAATTTGGATTACAAGTACCTACAGGTATAGATTACAAATCATTCGCTTATTCATACGCTAAGTTTCATACGGCAAAAACTATATTAGGTTGTGCAGTTATTTTAGATAATGGTCGGTTACCTATTATAGAAACAATGAAGCTATGAAAGAAACAACAAGAATATTTATAGTATATATGCTAATAATAGTAATGGTATTGCTTGTAAGCCTTATATAAGCACTTCTAAGACACTTTCTTTTAAATTAGGTAGTACACCCTTATACTGTCTTATAACGTCTTAAACGTATAGTCTTATCAACATTATAATTGTTAATAACTTTTTAACGAAAGTTTGTTAATATGTCAAAAATGTTTCTTATGTTTGTCCTAACAAAAACAAAGAAATAATAAAAACTTTGTTCGGCAATTTTGCCAAAGTATTAAAATTAAGAAAATGACAATTATTAAAAACGGCTTCAACTTCAGAGTGGTTCAACAAACACAACACTACAACGGAACAACTTGGGTAAATAAAAAGGTAGTAGAAATTACACCAACACAACAAACTTGTTATGACTTACAAGATAATGGTGGGATTGAAAACTACCCTGAATACCACACAAGAGATGTAGATGAAACTTTAGAGGATATAGTTTACGACTTAACAACAATGTAATAACAGGGGGTTTAAAAACCCCCTTTTTATAAACTAAATTTAAGAAAATGAAAAAAGAAAGATTTTATGAATTAAAAAATCAAATAGAAGAACTAAGACAAGAAGACTTAGAAACTTCTAACAAAGTTGCTGCAAACGAAAAGACGTTTAAAGTAACACAACAAGTATCTACAATAAAAGAATACAAAAATTCTGACTTACCTGTTTATTTTAAATGGAATGTAGACCACACAAATTGGTATTATAGAGCAAGAGTAAAAGAGGGTAAACTAGTAGCAGATGTATTAGAACAAAATTCAGATGGAATATCGTATAGGTTCGTAGATATTGATACTGTATTTCATAAACACAATATAGAAGTTACGGAGGACGATTGGAGAAACTCTATGCACAAATTCATTAAACAAATAAGAGATTAATTATGGAAGAAAATAAATGGATAAAAGCAACGCACGGTCTTTATAACGACCCTAGAGATTCGTCAAATAACAAGTCTTGTGTATTATGTAGTAATGAAGCAGAAGACTTTGACGACCACTGCGAAGAACACAAACCCTGTATAGTATGCAACGAAAGAGAAAACTGCGATTGTAACGAAGTATCTAATTGTTGTACTGCCACTTTTTTAGAAGAAACAGATATTTGTTCAAGATGTAAGGAACACGCAAGTTCAGTTTTAGAAGAATATACAGAAGAATATAATATTGACTTAGAAAAAAGTTGTAAATTCACACAAATTAAATATTAAATTAAATAAAATTATTATGAAAGAAAGTAATGTAAGTTCAGTTCAAGGTTCAGGAATGTTTAAAGAATTATACGTTTTTGAAGTTGAGTTCCAAAACGGTGACGTTGGTAAAATATACCGTAAAACAGATGACCCTAAATGGAAAGAAGGTCAATTAATAAAGTACACTATGAATGACAAAGGGTCTATTAAGGAAGTAAAAGAAGGAGGTTATCAAGGTGGTGGTTATAAGAAAGACGATAACGTACAAAAAATGATAGTCAAGCAAAGTACCTTAAAGTGTGCAGTAGACTTTGTAATTGCGAAAAACGGCACAAGTAAAGACGTAACAGACCTTGCTACAAAGTGGTATGATTATATAATGGGTAATGATTCTAACAAAGCACCATTTTAATATGAAAGGTAAAAGACTAGACATACCAGTAACTGAAAAGGCAACCGTAAAACAAATATGCGACATAACAACGCAAGTTTGCGGTTTGCCTAAAAACAGTCTAAGGTTAAAAACAAGACAACAAAAGTATCATATACCTAGAATGGTTGCGTCTAATATTGCTAGAGTAGAAAAGGAACTACATTACAATTCAATAGCAGACGTTTTAAGTCGTGATAGAAGCTCTATTTATCACTACGAAAAAAGTCATAAAATATTATACCAAACGTGGTCTGTTTATAGAGATATATTCAATTCAGTATATAATGCTTATAATGAAAATAAGAAAACACAATTATCAGAAAAGCAATTACGTCAAATACTTAAAGATATTGGAATACAAAATAGTCTAAAACCTAAAGTGTTTGTTAAAGTAAAAGTAGTAGACGTTATAGTAACTGTAAAATCTGATTATACAAATTTTTGTTATATTGTAGAACAAATTAAATTAGCACTCAAAGACTTTAACCACGAACTATATATAGAAGTAATATGAAACAATTATTAAGCAGCACAGCATTTTTAATAGTGAATAAAGAACTAGCAAAATTAATAGGATTAAAACCAACAATAGTATTAGCAGACCTTATATCAAAAGAAGAATACTTTTTTAAGAACCAACAAATTACAGAAGTTGTTTCTACAGACAAAGGGTGGTTTTTTAATACGGAAAAGAATATAGAAAAAGATACTACATTAAGTCCTTATCAAATTAGAAAAGCTATTGATAAACTAAAAAAGTTAGGTATTTTAGAAGTTAAACGAAAAGGAATACCTGCAAAGCAGCACTTTAAAATAAATGAAGAACAAGTTATTAAGTTTCTTAACAACAAGACCTTGAAAAAATCTAGAACTATTAATAAGAATAAAGAAATAATAATAAATAATAATATTACTTTTAAAGACGAAGTTTTTAGTTATGATTATCCAAAAGAAATGTTAGAAGACTTTTACGATTATTGGACTGAACCTTCTAAAACTGGTAAGTTGCGAAAAGATATGCAAAAGACTTGGTGTACAGAACGAAGACTAAAGACTTGGATAAAACGAAGTAAACAATATGATAATAAAACTTCTAAAATAGATACACAATTAAACGAATATTTAAAAGGAAAAGAACTATTATGAATAGCTTAAAACAAGACAGAAGTCTAGTACCATTTAAAAGCATAGTAAGTAACGAAGACTTAATAGAATTAAAAAATGATGTTTACGATTTAATTGCAAGAACGGCAATAGAACTAGGACATAAAACAGACGGCAAGACTATGGCTGCCTTAAGTAAGATATTTACTAAAGATTTACAAACAGATAAAAGATTCAAGAACCTTTGTACACAAGACGTAGATACTGCACTACATTTAGGGGTTCGTGATGTTGAAGAAAAAGACCACCCCTTTTTAAATATTAGGTGGTTATACAAATGGTTATATAAGCACAAAAAAAGAATAGATGACGCAACGTACAATGTAGAAACTTTGAATCAAAAGAAAGAAGATAACATATATTATAGAGAGCAAAAGCTATTAAAATGAAAACAAATGAAT